GGTATTGCTGGTGGTGAATCTCGATGGATTCCACAGTTGGAGAGTTTTAATTATAGCGAGGCACGACTCAAACAGGTTTATTCTTTTGCAACTGATGAAGATGTGCAAAAGTATGGCAATGCCACTAAGAAGGGTGTGACGAGAGAAGAGTTTTTCTCATGGGCATACGGTCCAACCAAACGTGGTAAGAACTTCCTTGGTAACAAAACAGATGCTGATGGCGGTAAGTATTTTGGTCGTGGATTTATTCAGTTAACTGGTCGTGCTAATTATGAGAAGTATCAGAAACTTGCCAATCAAACTGGATTGAATATTGACATTGTTAACAATCCAGATTCTCTTGATGCTGATATAAATGTTTCTGCTTTGGTTGCAGCTCTCTACATCAAAGATCGAGTTAAAGGTGTATCGCCAAATGATCATCCAAGTTTTTTCTTAGCTGCTAAAAAAGCAGTTGGTGTCAATACTCCAGATATAGCAGCTATTAAACAAAACTACTATGAGTATTTTTATGGACAACCAGGAACTGGCAGTGAAGAAAAAGACGCTGGTCCGCCAACTTCACAACCACCACAAGATGGAGATTCTTCTACTCCAAGACCATCTGAGCAAAGTATAAACTCTGGTGCTGCTCTTTATGGATTTAGAGATCCAAACAGCAAGTATCCCCTAAGTGAGTATATGGGAGAGCCAGATACAAACAGATTGGCTCGCGGTGTTATTGAAGGTACAATTGTTAAAAAGAAAGATAATACTAGAGTTAAACAAATTCCTAAGGCATTAGGTCAAGGAAACTGGGATCAACCAGAAGCACCATTTGGTGCGAAGTATCCATATAACAAAGTATTTGAAACAGAATCTGGTCACATTCAGGAGTTTGATGATACGCCAGGACAAGAGCGCATTCATACTTTCCATAGATCTGGAACATTCCAAGAAGTAGATCCTAATGGCACGCAGGTAAATTATATCGTTGGCGACAACTTTGTTGTTATGGAGCGCAATGGTTGTATTAGTGTCAAGGGTGAGTGTAATTTGACTGTTGAGGGAAACGCGAATATCTACGTCAGAACAGATGCTAATATTGCAGTTGAGAATAACGCAACAGTTGAAGTTAGAAATAACTTATCGATAGGTGTTGCCACGGATACAACTTTGGCAGTTGGCGGTGACATGAAGATGAAGATCGTTGGCGATCTCGATATACAAGCAGCTAACATTAGAGTTAAGTCAGATGGGGAAATAAACACACAGGCAGAAACTGCAATTAATAATAAATCAGAAACTGTTAATTACCAGGCAACTGGTACTATGAATATTAAGGGTGGCGCTACAAATATAGAAGCAGAGGGTGCTGCCAATTATCTTTCTGGTGGCTCTACAAATATGGACTACTCAGTTGGTAACTTTGGTAATGGTGCTGGTGGTGCTGCTGATGCTTCTGATGTTGAAGCCATTGAATTGCCACCTCCAGTTCTTGGAGATCCTATTAATCCTATAGTTCCTTACTTAATACCACCAGAGCGCGAGTTCGAAGAAAGAACAGTTGTTGAAACTCCTGATGATTTAGAAACACCAGAGGGAAGAGCAAAGCAGGCAGAAGATCAGAGAAAAACAGGAGTTGTTGGAGCTCCTGCGCCAGAAGCATCAGAATCTGCTCCAGCACCAAAAGGTGGAGCTACGGCAAAAACTTCGGTAGACTGTTCTATAATTTTTAGCACCAAATCATTTACTGCTGATTATCGTTTATCTAAAAACTTTACTTTAGGTATGTTAATTTCTGGTGGATTTAGCGGACAGCATAAACTTATAGATCAACAACTAAAAGAAAGTAGAGATTCTGCTGAGAGAACATTTACAGTTCAAGAAATTGTATGTAATTTAGCAAATACTGTGCAGAATATTTTAGAACCTGCTCTTGAAGTTTTGCCAGGTGGTATTGGCGGATATGGTAAACAATGGGTTATTACTTCTGGATATCGCTTAAAGGGAGTTATCCCGTATGAGTCGCCAACATCCGACCACTGTAAAGGTAGAGCTGTAGACATCGGATTAAATCTTCCAGATAAGTACAACAAAACTTACGAAATAATTCAGCAAATGGAAAAAGTCTGCTCATATGATCAAATGATTCTCGAGTATCGTTACCCAGATAAAGTATGGATTCACTCTTCATTTAATGCAAATGGTGGTCGTAAAACAGCATTTACTATGGTGAACGATAAGACGTTCGATCGGACTAAATTCGTTTTAGTTTCTACAATACCACCAAGAGCAGCATAATGGGTTGGGCAGTTTCTGGTCAAAATGAAGAGTCACCCTCATCTTACTTGGGTGAACATCCAGAACTTCAAAACTTTTCTTATAGTATATCATATTATGAGGAAGACGAAGCAGAGGCTCGTACTTACTATAATGTAAGGATAACTCCACAGCAGCCGAATGGACCAACAGTTACATTTACCAGTGGGAATCCTGGGAGTATTTCTGGTTATTACAAGGGAATATTTAACGACTCTTTGACTACTCTTTCTAATGATCTAACGCTGTCTACAGTTACAACTTTAGAAGCGCCAGAAGGTAGTGTTTGGACTAAGGTTGACAGAGTCAATTTATTCCAGGTTATTTCGTTTACCCCAGATATGACTAGAGAAAGATTGTTGTCATATTTGGCTGAAGCATTAAATGTCAATAATACAGTTAGATCGTCTCAGGTTTATACAATTTATGCCAGAGATAGAAACTGGACACCAGGACAACAATCACTTTTGGAGTTAGTATCGTATGCCAGCAGTTAGTAGATTAGGGCAATCCAGCCTCTAGAATAGGCGACCCAATATCCTGTGGAGACACTTGTGGACAAGGTTCTCCCAACTCTTTTATAGAATAAGCATAAATAATAATATGGCTCGCTCTACTAGAACTTTCTCAGATTTAGACCTCAATTTTACTGCACATCCAGTAACTAAGGATATTTCTCGTCGTTTTGACGATAATGCTATAAAAGCTGCCCTAAAAAACCTAATTTTAACCAATAACTATGAGAGACCGTTCCATAGTGAAATTGGAACCCCAATAAAGGGGATATTATTTGAGCCATACAGCCCAATGATGACTACAATGATTGAGAGGGCAATTTATTCCGTGGTTAACACCTTTGAGCCGAGAGTTAACCTGGACAATGTTATTGTGAAAGCTGCCCCAGATGAAAACTATGTAACTGTAACATTGTACTACAGAATATTGAATACACAAAGACCTGCTACACTAGAGCTAGTATTAGAAAGAACTCGATAAATGGCAACCAATAAATTTATATCAGTTAGCGAACTTGACTTCGATGCGATCAAGACTAACCTAAAAACATATCTGCAAGGACAAGAGCAGTTTCAGGACTATGACTTTGAGGGTTCTGGAATGGCAATCCTTTTAGATATCCTTGCATATAATACTCACTATAATGCTCTTTATACAAACCTAGCTGTCAACGAGATGTTTCTTGACTCTGCTAGAAAAAGAAATAGTGTTGTTTCTCTAGCGAAGAGTTTGGGGTATCTGCCAAATTCGGCAACTTCTTCCAGAGCAGTTATTAACCTCACCGTATCAAATCCTCCTGGATCACCAGCGACTTTAACGCTGCCAGAAAAAACTCCTTTCCAAACAGAAATTGATAATAAGTCGTATACTTTCTATAATCTAGAATCAAAAACTATTTCTCCAATTAATGGACTTTATAGATTTGAACAGGTTAGTATTTACGAAGGAACACCTCTAGTTTTTAACTATGAATACAAAACGGGCAATCGTTATATTCTTCCAAATAAAAACGTAGATATTTCCAAGTTAAAAGTTCGTGTTTTAGAAGATCCAATTCTTGGTAAATATTACACATATACATTTGCTCAGTATCTTACAGAAGTTACGAACTCAACCAGAGTTTTCTATCTTAAAGAAATCGATGATGAGTTGTTTGAAGTAGAGTTTGGTGACGGTGTTCTAGGTAAAGAACCACCAACAGGATCAAAGGTTATACTTGAGTATTTTGTTACTGCAAAAGCTGCTGCCAATGGTGCTTCTTCATTTACATTTTCTGGCAATAGTTCTGATGTAGGAAATGGCATACCAACAGTAACCGTTCTTTCGGCAGCTGACGGTGGTGCTGATATAGAAAGCATCGATTCTATCAAAACCAATGCTCCACGTTTATTTTCTGCGCAACAACGAACAATCACATCAGAAGATTACTCAGCAATTATTACAAAACAATATACAAACGTGCAATCAATTAGCGTTTGGGGTGGAGAGAACAATGTCCCTCCAGCATACGGTAAAGTCTTCATAGCAATTAAACCAATTTCTGGTGATGTTCTTAGTGCATTAACAAAACAATATATCGTTGACTTGCTGAAACAAAGAAATACTGTTTCTATTACACCAGTTATTGTAGATCCAACTATACTTTACATTGAAATTAAAACAACAGTTTATTATGATGCTACCAGAACTGCTAGCGATCCAAATACATTAGTGACTAATGTTAAAGAAACAATTACTGAATATAATGCTGAAGAACTTAAAAAGTTTGGTGGTATTTTTAGATTTTCAAAACTTGGTGGTTTAATAGATGATACTGACGAAGCAATTCTAAGCAATATTACTTCTATTAAATTGCGTAGGGATATTTATCCGATTGGTGACGCAAAACCACACAAATATACTGTTAGATTAGATAATCCAATTTACAGAGATCCAGAGGGTGGTAATCATATCATCACTTCTGGATTTAAACTTTTTGGAAGAACAGAGACATTTTATCTAGTTGACGATGGCAATAAAAACTTAGGTTTATTCTATTATGAGAGTAGCGGAACTGTTAAAGTGTTTATTAATGAAACGGCAGGAACAGTTGACTACGAAAATGGTGTTATTGTTGTCAATGATATTGCAATCGTCAGTACTCAGAAAGTATCTTTCTTCGTAACGCCAGTTTCTAACGATGTAGTTTCTGTTAGAGATCAGTTAGTTCAAATTGACGAGGAAAAAATTAGTGTGAATGCTATCGTAGATAAAGTAGTTTCTGGTACACAAGGTGCTGGTTCTTCAGAGTATATTTTCACAGCAAGTAGAGAATGAGCGTAGTAAAAGCAAAAATATCAACTGTCGTTAGCGAACAGTTCCCAGAGTTTGTAAGGGAAGATCATGGCACATTCGTGTCATTCTTAGAAGCATACTACGAGTTCCTTAGTCAAACTGAAGACAGAAGTTTAGAATCTCTAAAAGATATCGACGAAACTCTAAACAGTTTTGTGCAATATATTTCTGATGAGGTTATGATACAAATCCCTCAGACGATTCTTGCTGATAAAAGACTTGTTGCGAAAAGGATTAAAGATCTTTATCTTTCAAAAGGTAATAAGAAGTCATTCACTCTCCTGTTTAGATTACTTTATAATGAACCCATAGACGTATATTATCCCAAAGATGATATCCTCAGAGCATCTGACGGTAAATTTAACAAAGATACTGTTCTCAGAATAGTCGACATATCTAGTCAGTTCCACAACTCTAATGTAGATACATTCCAGTTGATCGGTAAAAGAATATTTCAAAACGGAAATACTGCTACTGCTGAAGTAGAAAATGTAATTAAGTTTCAGTATCAAAATCTAACAATTACAGAATTAAAGTTAGCAACCAAAACTGTAACGGGAACATTTAATACAACTGGTTATATCTATGGCCAAAGTAATATTCCAGGAAAATTTATTTATGGACAGGTAAAACCTGGCATAACAGAGTTAACTCTTGAAGATCCAGGTTTGTATTATCAAATTGGTGACAAGATTAGATTATCTTCAACAAGTGGTGAGTTCGCAGTTGCTCAGGTTACCCGAGCATCGACTGGTGGAATTAAAGACATTCAAGTTGAGTTTCCAGGAAGCGGTTATCAATTAAACCAAGAGATAGTATTTGATAACACAGATGCAGGTACTGGACTTGGCGATTCTCTGCAAACAGCAAAAGCCATTGTTACTGCATTGGATAGTAACTCTCTGTTACTTGAGAACGGAGATTTCCTATTAAAAGAAGACGCAACAGAATTTTTATTCGAAGGAACTTTGACTGGTGGTATTAAAACAGTTAAGGTGACAGACTCTGGTCAGAATTATAAAAAACTTCCAGTAGTTTCGTGTAAACCTACACAGTTACTTGGCGAAGAAGCAAAGATAGTTGCAATCAGCGAAGACATTGGTAAAGTTCTCGGTGTTTCTATTTACAATCCAGGAATCGATTACCAGAACAACTCTTTAGGTTTCTTCCCAACCAACTTAATTTTCAAACGTGTTGATGGCGAGTTCGCTCTTGGAGAATTAGTAACTGCCGAGCCGCAATCAATAGCATTAGAAACAAGTTATGATGTTGAACTGTCATTAGAAGATGGTTCTAAGTTTCTTTTAGAGAAGCAAGAGGAAACCTTTGGATATATTTCGTTTATCGATAAAGACAGAAACTTTTATCGCTTGAATCCAGCATCTCTGGAACAAGTACTGGTTCTGCATTCGCTAAAGGAAATCTATCTGCTGTTTACAGAACACCAGGAAACTTTATTAATGCTGACGGTAAGATCAGTGACTCTTCCAAGAAAATACAAGACAGTGCATTCTACCAAGAATATTCCTATCAACTTAGATCGTTCCAGTCAATCAATGACTATCGCGATATTGTAAGAAAACTTTTACATCCAGTTGGTATGGCTCTTTGGGGATCTTTATTGCATGAAGGATTCGGTCAAGTTATTCCAAGAGCACCACTGAGTATATCTTTCTTGAGAGCAGTTATTCGCTCTTTCATTAGCAACAAGATTAAAGCCATGGGTAATTACTATGCCGATGGTCAAACATTCCCAGATATATTGAAGTCTGAGTTTACACTCATTATTGTAGATTTCTTGCAGCGTGCTGGTGGACATATGACTCTGATTCCAACGAATCCAGAGTTCCTACCAGAGATCGAAGTTCCAAGATTCACACCAGAAGAAATTCACATGATGGATCTGCGAGTAGATGCTGCTCACGGCGACGAATGGTTCTATATTTTGTTATACCTGGATATGCAATGTCAGATTCATCGTCAGACAGAAATTATTATGGAGCCAGTTGGTCATCTAGATCTGAACGTAAGAGGATTCGGACCATGCTGGGAATCTTTAGAGAGATTTAAGTTTACTCTCGCCCCATTCGAAGCTGGTATTAAAGGACATTGGGGAAATACGCCAAGAATCGAAGACGTTTGGCAAGAGGGAACATTTAATTATTATTATTGGAGAGATCCAAATGAATACTACGGTAACACGCAAAATGGACATTTTGCCAATATTGTTATTGGCGACGTAATAAATAATCCTTATAGAAAAATCAATTTCTGCGTAGACTCATGGATTAATATTATCAGACCTCTCCCATACACCTATGATAGCACTACAACTACTTACGACAGTACAAGTTATACTAATGATTTAACTTACCCTTATGCACCTAGCAATCAAGATTAATTAACAAATAGAGGATTATAAAATGCCCGCAATTATCACTTCAAAATTCCGCATTAACAATGCAGAGCAACTTGTTGAGAGTTTTGGCGAGACCGCAAGTACTAAGATGTATCTTGGTATCGGACGTCCATACCCATGGACTAACGAAAAGGTTCCACCAGCTCCAGTCGATACTCTAGAGCAAGAGTACCTTTACTGGCAAGATATGCTTGCAGTTAAACGCTGCACTGCCAGTGATGTAACTCTTTCCGTTATCCGTCGCAACTGGACAAGCGGACAGTATTATGACATGTATCGTCAAGACTATTCTGCTTCTGCTGGTGCGATTGGTGTAAACACCACTACTGGCGCAACAGTAATTAGAAACTCTCTTTTCGACGCAGCATTTTTCGTTGTAACTGATGAGTATAATGTTTACAAATGCTTATACAACAGAAACTCCAGCAATCAAGTAGTTGCATCTACAGTTAAGCCAACAGGTAAATCTACCAGTGCTATTACTACAGCTGACGGTTATGTTTGGAAATACATGTATACCATCGCTCCTTCTGATGTTATCAAGTTTATTTCAACTGACTTTATGCCAGTTAAAGAAGTTACTTCTAATCCAGGACAGTACGATGCGTACATTGATCAGTGGTCAGTACGTGAAGCTGCAGTTGGCGGAAAAGTTGACACCATTGTAGTTACCAATGGCGGATCTGGCTATACAACAGCTCCAACTGTTGCTATTCTTGGCGACGGAGCTAACGCTACTGGTACTGCAGTTATCGATGCTGGTTCTGGTCAAGTTGTTAAAATTAATATTACTAACGGTGGAACTGGATATACATACGCTACTGTTACACTACAAGGTGGTGGCGGAACTAACGCAGCTGGAAGAGCTATTCTCCCACCACAAAGAGGACATGGTTTCAATCCAGTAGAAGAGTTGGGTGGCTATTATGTTATGATGAACGTGCGTCTCGAGTATGATGACGGCACAGGCGACTTCCCAGTTGATAACGACTATCGTCGTATTATGCTGATTCGCGATCCATTTAATTATGGAACAACAGTTGTATCTACTGCTACAACTTTAAAAGCAACAAAAGAACTAACAATTAATACCGCAGTTAGCACTTTCTTAGAAGACGAGATTATCACTGGCGGAACATATGGTGCAATTGGTAGAATTATCAATATCGCTGTTGGTGCAAATACAACAACAATCCGTTATGTTCAGTTGAGCGCAGATGCTGGTAACGTGAATGGTGCTGATTTTGCAACTGCTGAAGTTATCACTGGAACTACATCACTTTCGACTGGAACAATTTCTGCTCTGTTAGATCCAGAAGTCGAACCATTCAGTGGTGATGTTCTTTATGTTGAGAACCGCAGATTGATTAATCGCGCACCAGATCAAATTGAGGACATCAAAATCATTGTTGAGATGTAAAATAAATAATTAATAAACTAACAAGAGAAGAACAACATGGCACTAAATTTTAACATAGATCCATATTTTGACGACTTTGATGAAAAAGATAAATTTTATCGTTTACTCTTTCGTCCAGGATATCCTGTTCAGGCACGCGAACTTACGCAGATGCAGTCGATTCTTCAGAATCAAATTGCAAAACATGCTGAGCATATATTCAAACAGGGATCGATGGTTATCCCTGGTCAGGTTTCGTATGAAGATGATTTCAAATATGTTAAACTTCAGTCTATTTACAACGGAGTTGATGTAAATACTTACCTCAGTGAAATAGTTGGTCAAGAAATTATTGGTCAATCATCTGGGGTTAAAGCATTTGTTCTTCATGTTGAGAAACAGACAGATTTAGATCCTCCAACAGTTTATGTTCGTTATAATAAATCTGGAGCTGATGCTGATGGTAATCCAACAGATGAAAAAGTTTTTCAAAACGATGAGATTATTAGCTGTGAAACATTAACCGTACCAAGAGCATTTAAGAGTGTTGCAACATCAGCTACTGGTCTTGGAACTGGAGCCTCTATTGAATCTGGTGTTTATTATGTTGATGAATTTTTCGTTCTTGTTGATGCTCAAAAAATTACTCTTGACAAATATAGTGCAACACCGTCATATCGCGTAGGTCTTAATGTAGTTGAAACATTAGTAACACCAGAGGACAATTCAGATCTTTTAGATAATGCTATTGGTTCATCTAACTACACAGCACCTGGAGCTCATCGTTATAAAATTGATTTAGTTTTTTCCAAGCGTTCTTTAGATTCTGAAGAGGATAAAAACTTTGTTGAACTTCTTCGTTTAGAAGAAGGTAAAATTATTTACAAAACAAGGACTACAGATTATTCAATCCTCGAGCAATCTTTAGCCAGAAGAACATATGATGAGTCTGGTGACTACTCTGTTGTTCCATTTAAAATTGATGTTAGAGAACATAGAAATAATGATCGCGGTGAATGGAAACTAAACACTCAATATTTACAAGGCGATATTGTAGTTTATACTTTTGGTGGTATTGAACAAAAGTATGTTGCTAAAAATTCTGCTATTTCTGGAAGTTCTCCTCCAATTCTCCAGAATATAATAGAGGAATTTATACACCAGAGGATGGTGGTGATGAGGCTAAATTAGCTGTTGGTTTAGAACCTGGTAAAGCATACGTTCGCGGCTATGAATTGGAAAAAGTAGGAACTACATATGTTGCTGTGGATAAAGCAAGAGATATATCAAGAATTCCTGATAGTCAAACACAAGTAGAAATAGGAAACTATATTCTTGTTAATAATTTGTATGGAGCACCTAGAATAGATGTTTTTGCTAGCGTCGATCTATACGATAGATTCGTAACTACTGGAGGTTCTGTTCCTTCTGGTGCTACTAAAATAGGAACAGCAAGAGTTAGAGGTATTCAACTTTATGATAGACAAAACACAGTTAGTGACGACGTTTATATCCTACAATTGTTTGATGTTACTTTAAATGATGGTGTTAATTTAGACTTAAATGTTAAATCTTTTCACAATTCAAGTTTTACTGCTAATATATTTCCGATACAAAATAAACTGGAAGGTTCTGTTAGTTCCAGTAACACAACGACTTTAACTGGCGTTGGAACAGTTTTTGATACAGATTTAAATCCTGGAGATTATATCTCGATTGGATCTTTAGCTAATATTAGAAGAATTGTTTCTATAACTAATGACAATACAATTGTTTTGGATACAGCTGTCACTGCTACTGGTTTAGTTGCATATAAACTGACTACTAAATTAAATGACCCCCAAAACTCAACTTTGTTATTTCAACTACCATTTAGCAGTATAAGGAAACTTAGAGGAGAAGATGACGTAACTGTCAGAACATCCTATAATGTTACACAAGTTTTCGAAACATTCTCTTCAGCAGCAAATGGAAGCAATTGTTCAGTTGTTATAAACAGTAAAAGAAATAATGAGACTTTTTTGCCAGCTAATGGTTTTGGAACATATACTTTAATTAATACTGCTACAGGTCAGGTAATAATTCCAACAGATATTAATGTAATACTTCCTGATTTGAGGCAGGTAGAGTTTGTATTACCATCAGCAAATGCTAATAGCGCATTTATTGTATATGCAGGTGTTAGAAAAACTGGAAATGGCGCCAAAGAAAAAACTAAAACACTGGTAACTGGAGAAACTGTAAGTGTTACAACTTTAAATAGTATAAAAACTAGAACAATATCATTGGGTAAAGCTGATGTTAGAAAAATTAGTTCTATTTTTATGGCTAATACTTTCGGGAGTATTACAGAACAAAATCCAGCAAATATTGATATATTAGATTATTATTACTTGGAAGATAATATTACTGACTCTTACTATGGAGTATCTTATTTAAGACTAAAACAAGGATATCCACTACCAACTGGAAGTGTTACTGTAAACTTTGAGTATTTTCAGCATGGAACTGGAGATTATTTTTCAGCAGATTCTTATACTGGATCTGGATTAAAATATGAAGAACTTCCATATTATTCAAATAATTTAGCAACAGATTATTTAGATTTTAGACCTAGGATAGATTCAAGTGGAACTGCCTTTGACATAAATCTTGGAGCTTCTTTATCAGAATTGCCAAGAATTGGTGATAATTTTGAAGCTGATCTATCACATTATTTGTCAAGAACTGACAAAATATCAATTGATAAAGCTGGAAAATTTTTAGTAACTAAAGGTATTTCTGAGATAGTTCCTAGAGAGCCAACACATCCAACAGATTCGATGTTGTTATACACAGTATCTTTATTGCCTTATACTGTATCAACTAAGGCGCCATTTGTTTCAATTCAAATTGCAGAAAATAAAAGATACACAATGCGCGATATTGGAAAATTAGAAAAGCGTATTGAAAATTTAGAATACTATACAACATTAACAATGCTAGAGTCAGAAACTGAAAATAGCAAAATTACAGATGAGAATGGATTAGATAGATTTAAGAATGGATTCGTAGTTGATTCTTTTAGTGGACATGGTATTGGAGATTCAGCAAATCCTGATTATAAATGTTCGGTTGATTTTGACGCACAAGAATTGCGTCCATTTTATAGAATGGAGAATATAAATTTAATTGAAAAATCTGCTAACGATGGACAGAGAGCAGCAAGTAATTATCAAATAACTGGAGATGTTTTAACTCTACCTTATGAAGAGATGCCATTTATTAAACAAAATATCTTTTCAAGGATTGAAAACGTAAATCCATTTGCTATATTTACATTTATTGGAAGAATTCAATTAAATCCAGAATCTGATGATTGGTTCGAGGTTGATCGTCGTCCAGATATTATTGTTAACGTAGAAGGCAATTATAATAGTCTTGTTAATCTAGCGGAAAAAGCTGGGGCATTAGGTACAGTTTGGAATGCATGGCAAACTACTTGGACTGGACAGCCAATCAGTAGCCAAACTGTTTTTCTAGCTGGCAACTCAAGAGCTTTTAATCAATTTATGGGACAACCTGAGGGGCGGGGCAGAGTGGGGTCTTTCACTGCTCAGGTTATAGAGGCTAGACCTGTTAACCAAACTAGAACTGGAACTAGGACGAGCATATCAGTCCAAATTGATAAAAGACAAGTTGAAGATAAAGTTTTAGCAGAAGCTGTTATTCCTTATATTCGTTCAAGAAACTTATTATTCCAAGTACGTGGATTGAAACCATCAACTAAGTTTTACGCATTTTTCGATGGTCTGCCAATATCTAAATTTATAACTCCTGCTACAAAAATATCTTTTGATTCTGTTTCAGGATTCAGTGCAGAATTTAATTCAGACAAAAATGCTGGTGGAGACGTATCAGTTTTAGCGAGAAGATTAGATAATTTTACAGATAGCACTCAAGTTGCTTTGAATAAAGGAGATGTTATTACTGGACAAATATCTGGAGCTACTGCCGTAGTTGTTGGAACTGAACTTAGTAATGAAACTGGCGCCAGAGCAATTTATGTTGAAAATATAAGAGGAACATTTCAATTTAATGAGATAATTGTTGGTTCGATATCTGGAGCTAGAGGTAAAATTAATGCTACAGTTTTACGTAAAAATCAAGGAGATCAATTAGTTTCTAATTTCAATGGAGATGTATTCGGTATATTTGAAATACCAAATAATGATTCTGTTAGATTTAGAACTGGAACCAGAGAATTCAAGTTAATGGATATTTCAGAGTATGATGGATTATTTACATCATATGGTATAGCTGAGTATAGAGCCCAAGGAATTTTACAAACTAAACAAGCTACTGTAGAAGCAGTAAGAAACGGCAAAGTAGTTCAAGAACAGGTTAGTGAATCTAGAACTATTACAGAATCTAGTGTAGCGAGAACATTTGAGGGAGTGGGGTGGTATGATCCTCTAGCGCAAACTTTTCTAGTTCAACAGAGAGGTGGAGCATTCTTAACTTCTGTTGATCTTTTCTTTGCGACTAAAGATCCAAATATTCCAGTTAAGATTGAAATTAGAGAAGTAGTTAATGGATATCCAGGTAAAATGATTCTCCCTTTTAGTCAAGTTATTGTTAATCCAGAGAATGTTAACATTGCAACTAGAAAGGTTACAGTTCCTGCTCTAAATAATGCATCAGTTCCTGCCCCAGATATTGCAACTAGATTCAAATTCCCCAGTCCAGTTTATGTCAAAGATAATACTGAATACTGTATAGTTATTATTTCAGATTCAAATAACTATAATGTTTGGGTATCTCATTTGGGGGACAAAATGCCAGGAACAGATCGATTTGTTTCTGAACAACCATATCAAGGTGTTTTCTTTAAATCACAGAATGCCTCCACTTGGACATCAGATGACTATAAAGATTTGTGTTTTGTTATAAATCGTGCTAAATTTAATACTGCTGTAACTGGTCGTGTTGAATTTGTAAACGATCGTTTACCAAGAACTCAACTAGAAGTTAATCCTATTTTAACTGCATCAGGTTCTAATTTAATAAGAATTTATCACGAAAATCATAATATGCCAGTAGGCTCTTTAGTAGAAATTATTGGGTTAAACAATACTACTCTGTATAATGGCATACTTGGACAAAGAATTAATGGAACTCATACTATTGATTCGATAGATTTAGATTCATATGTTGTGGAGTTATCTGGAACATCTTCAGTTGCAAATATATCAGGGTTTACTGGTGGCGAAGACATTTATGCTACAGATAACATTCTAATATCATCAGCGCAAGTTAACGTCCAGCAGCAAGTTTTTACAGATACTAGTGTAGAGTGGGAAACTGTAACTACCTCTGGTCAATCAACTGATGGGAATGAGACACCTTTTATTAGAAGTGTAATCCCAACTCCAATTACTGTGAATGATAACTATTATTATGAAACTGTTCAAGTTGTTGCGTCACATATTAATGAACAGCAGAGATTAAGTGGGCAAAAATCTTACGAGGTTTCTGTTGTTATGAAATCTACTAATGATTCTCTTTCTCCAGTTATTGATAGCCTTAGAACTTCTCTAATAGCTGTTCACAATAAAGTAAATAATGCTAGTCAAACTAACATGAATATTAGTCCATTGGATGATATTAGTATCGCTGTAAATAATACTACTATTGCATTTCAGTCTAATAGAATAACTATTGCAGATACATCTGTTAGATCCATATTATCCTCTATGCCAATAGGAAGATTTGTTAGAATTGCAGGTTCTTCTGTTTCTGGAAACAATGGAGCATACTTAGTCACTGAAGTCGCTAAGGATGGTTCTTACATAGTATTTGATAAAACATTTACTGTTCAAGCAGCTGGTCAAACAATATCATTAACATACTTGAATAATTATGTTGACGAAATTGCTCCAAATAGTGGTTCCCAGTACAGTAAATATTTTTCTAAACGAATTGATCTGGCAAATCCATCTACGTTTTTTAATGTTAGGCTTGCAGCTTGTGTACCAACGGATTCAGATTTAGAAATATACTACAGATTAAATTCTGTTGGTGAATCTTCAGCTTTTGAAGATAAAAAATGGATGATATTAAACTCGGATGCACCAATAGTTAAATCTATATCTAATGTTGATTTTACAGATGTTACATATAGTTTAAAAGATTTATCTCCATTTGATGCTATTCAAGTTAAAATTGTATTTAAATCAACAAATGCTTGCCGTGTACCACGTGTCAAAGATTTGAGAATTATAGCCTGCGCATGATAAAATATTACAAAGTTGAAGGTAATGATAGTCTTGTTAGAGATGCTTCTAATAAGGCTATCATAAATACTAATGTTAAAGAATATGAAAATTATGTTGAGAAACGTAATATGATGGCTAAACAAAAACAAGAAATTGATAGTCTTAAAAAAGATATGTCAGAAATAAAAGAGATGCTCGCTACTTTAATAGGTAAACAATAATGGCTC